AGGATTAACATCTTGAGATATTTTCCAACCTAACTTATCTCTCCATAGTTCTTCTGGAATATTAATATGAGATTTTTGACCGTTTCTTAACATTATTTTCATTTTATTAACCCCTTTTCTTTTAACATTTTAATTCTCTCTCTTAATACCTTTTGCTTTTTAAAGTTCTGATATTTACGATGTTTTCTTTTTTCTACCATTAATGCTATCTGCTCTTTAGTTTTTCCTTTTCTAGAACCAGATTTAAATAAGATTTGATTTGAATTGTATATTTTTGATATCATTTTAACGATTTCTTTATTATTTTACCAAAGTTGTCATAACAAGCCTGTCTTTGCTCGTTAATCCTCTTAAGTCTCATTTTAAGCCTTATTTGGTCTGTTAAAGGAGGTTTTTCTTCTTTTAAAGGTAACCCCTTATTAACAACACTTTGTAGCCTTATAACCTCATTTGTGAGCTGTTGGTTCATTTCCCATATTTCAGCTATATAAGCTTCTGCCTTAATTCTTTGTCTATGCTCAAACGCATATTCTTCTTCCAAACTACATTTGGTCTTCAAGTCTTTCTTCATCTTTTACCTTAAATAATTTAAAAAACATACTCTGTTGCCCCCAAGGAGTGTTAAACGCCCAAAGCTCTAAAGTGTGGCTTTTACCATTTACTTTAAAGTTAGTAGACCATCCTGGTTTAATGGTTGCGAAATTACCATTCTTAGTTTCCGCACCTCTCCATTTACCAGTTTCTGGGTCTGGTTTATATGCTTTAGTGTCTTTCCTTGCGAATCCGCTGCTTACTAGTTCTTTCATTCCATCTCCTTAGCCAAGCTTCTGATATACCTTCGCTGACGAAACCAAGGTCTATCTTACCATATTTTTTCTGTATGTAATTCCTTAACTTTAATTCGGCTATTTTTGCCTTTTTTTCTTTTGACGACATTCTTTTTTTTATCCTTCTGAGAGAACCTCCCAGATATATCCTGTCAATTTTCAGCGTATCCACATTGAGTACACTGATAGTGACAATCGTGAACATATACCATTTGTCCACATGAAAAACATTGTTTGGTTTCTATCATAAGGACTCTAAATATACTAAATAAATACCATATATAGCAAGTACAAAAGTTAGGTTTTAAAGGTCATAAAGGAATAAACGATATATGTATCGGATAAAACAACCCCCTATAGCTCACGCATCAAGGTTCCTAACTTTTATAAGATGGTTATCAAGCATCCTAGTACTTACTAATTTAATGGGGAATATCTTTTCGACGAGATTTCAACTTAATTAATCAAAACTATTTATAGTTAATTATTATATAAGTTAGCTATTCCCCAAATCTAGAATATATATCTTACTTTTTGCCATGGTAAATTATTTTCATGTACACTTAAAAAGCTATTTATAAACTCTCTTTTTAATTTATACTTATACCGTATATTCTTATTGCCATATTGAGATATCTTAGTTTCTTGTATACTAGGTTTCCATAGCAATTTTTCTATTTCTTTATTATTCATTATATGCATTTTCTTACTATGTGTCAAAAATATACATTCTGCTTTGACCTTATCTTTTATCGAATCATCGACGATTTCGTTTATTATTTTAAACAATTTCTTATAATCATCCAAGTAATTTTCGTAGACAATAATAGGTGAATAGTTTAAATGTACATCGTAACCTGCTTCATAAAAGTCATTTACTGCTTTTATTCTTTTAATGATTTTGCTTGTTCCTGGTTCTACTTTATCTGCTATAATTTGTGGCATTAAACTAAATCTAATCCTTACTTTTCTATTAGCATTATAACTTAGTAAATTCTTATTAACATATTTAGTTGCAGCAGTCCCCATTGCTTTGTCATTATATTTAAAATAGTCAAATAGCTTTTCCCATTCATGATATTTAGCATGTAAAACATAGTCTTCATTACAACTAAAGTCATACGTATAGTATTTACTATGTGTTTGATTAGGTTTTTTAGGCCAGTCTAATAGCCATAGATGTCTATCTAAGTTATCTAGTATTTCATTAGTATTTTCTGCTATAGTAAGGCCATTAGGTAAATGTCTACGCATATAGCAATAACTACATCTATATAAACATCCAAATCCAAAACTAGGTGTTATAAAGTCACTACTTCTACCCGATTCTCTTATTGCCATAGACTTTCTATCTACGTATTTCATCTTTCCTCCTTTATTTAAAGTTGCCTATGCTCGGTAGCCCTATTCCATGCTGACAGGAGACTCACTAGGCAACTTATTTATTAAAACATCTCTGATTTTGCTAATTTTCTGAGGACATATTTAGATACATCTTCAGGTAATTTAGCAAGACATTTTAACAGAGTTTTATAATCTTTATCTGTTAAAGGGCCTTTTCTTGTATTACATCTACCACATACTATGTGAAGATTCTTAATAATTGAACCCCCACCCATACTAAGAGGGATGATGTGGTCACAAGCCATATTGCTGACAACCAAAGTCTGGTCACAATATACGCATGTTCTCCCATAAGATTTATACAGTAACTTTCTAAGCTCCGTAAGTGATACTTTAAATTCGACTTCATATTCTCTACTCCTTCTCTTTAATGAGGACTTGAGAGTCGAAGACTTTTTCATCATCCTATGATATATCTTCTTAGAATGGTTTTTATGAATAGGAAGGAGCTTCTTCATATAAAGCTCCTCCCAGTTCACTTGTTGTTTTCTCCTAGTTTTCTTCAATTTGGTACTCAGCGTGTTTACCATTAGGATTTAGATTGACAATATTATAACTTTTGCCTTTATATCCATTTCTTAATGTATGTATTATCGCACCGAGCCTCATTGTATGGTAGCTTCGATAAGCTTCCATAGGAGTCAACTTTAATCCGCTAAGCAGATGCCGCAGGACCCTTACTGTCTTCGATTCTCTCGACATAACCACCCCTTCTTTTACCTAAGTGAATATCCATCTCCAACTTCCATATACTAAACATAAGCACGACCCCTTTAGTTACGTTAGTATCTAGGAATCTAATCCCTAAACCAAATAACTTAAGTATTCTTACGTAGTACATAGATTCATCTCTATATATCCACATTAATAATCCTGGTTTTATCATGTTGTTACCCTCCTGAATCTAAATGAAGGCTGCCAAGCAATTTCAGCATCAAACAATTCTCCATCTGTATTCTTGTATAAATGTACAGATTTAACGTCATTATTTGCTTGCCCATTCAACCCAATAACTTTACGACTGGCATTCTCTATTGCACCTGAACCTTTACCTGCATACAGGTCTAATGCCTCGTTTCGGCTGTAATCTCTACTCACCTGACTTATTTGTATTATGATAATATCCATGTTTACTGCTAGATTAGAAAGATAATGAGAAACTTGTTTAATTTGCTCATATTCACCCATATAACGTCCATTTGTGCTTATTAAGTCGATATAGTCGACAACTACGACGGCTGGTTGAATCTCTCTAACTTTATTTTGTATTTGTTCTAGATTAGGAGCAACAGTTTGTATAACTAAATGATTTATTTTATCCTTATGGAGCTCATAAATCTCTTCAAAGTTATTTGTTACTTGGTCCTTATCCAGTCCACTTGCAATTTGCATATTCCTTCTATGCATATACCAAGCTGATAGCTCTAATGATAGATATAAACAAGGTATTTGGCTTGATACATCTATTTTGTCATTAACAAAGTCAACGCCTAATGCTAGATTCTGAGCAAATGTAGTTTTACCTGAACCCGTTGGTCCAAATATAGTTACTAATTCACCTGGGTATATCTCGCAATCAGCACTAACTCCTAACATTTTAGCTACATTAATTGTTTTGCCGCTAAAATCTGTTGTTAATCGTTCTTTAAGGTCAGCTTGTAAATCATCTGCATTTTTAACATCAATGAGATAATCTTTTCTTTTGAAATAAATACACTTTGTCTGGCAATGTTCGTGCATTATAGAGTCTTGACATCCATATCTATAGCCTCTATTGTATGTATACTCTACTTTCTCGACAACTTCATTTTCATTTAATGAGTTGTTGTTCCAGTGTAATATCATAGCTTTGGCATATTCTGATGGAATACCGTTTCTTCTTGCATGAGAAGCTATTCGCATTAGCGTTTGATTTCTGTTGCCTTCTTGAGGCCCCACATTTAACATTCTTTGAACGCATGGAACTACTTCTGTTGGTTCAGAAACTTTTCTTGACTCTTGTATTCTAGGAGCTTCTTTGACGACATACTGTTCTAGCTCTCCATCTGCTATTTTCTCTTCATAAGCAAAGCCTAGTCTGGCTTTTTGTGCTAGTTCTAAAATATTGATATCTGTATTAAATAGCTCATGTATTGTTATTGGAATTTTGTATAAGTTTGTTTTCTTATTTATTGTATGAGCAACACGGTATATACCTGTTCTCATAAATATGCTATTATCTACTTCTGGAAATATTTTAGCTATAGTGTTTTTGACAATGTAATGAGTGTTGTCACTAACCACAAAATTAAAACAATGATTAGGGATAACAATATGGTACCCACTGCCTGAAAAATAACATTGGATAGACTTGTGTGAGACATCAAACTCTTCAAGTTTGACCACAACTCCAATAGCTTTTTGCCGAGTGTATTCATCTGAACTATCTCCTTTATCTACATCCAATATAATATTATCTATACCTCTTTTCCCAAAGTAATTTTTGAGACCACCATTATTCCTTGCATAATCACACGCTTCTTTATCGTATAAATATATACTTCTAAATAAAGGCTCTTGAGGATTGATGTATTTTAGTAAGTCTTTTTTGAGAATCAGGGAGCCACGATTTCTCGGACTCCCTTGTGCTATCTCTATATAGTCCACTACATATTTCCAAGAGCGTCAGAGCCAAATACCTCTTCCATCTCTTCAATAGTCTTCTCTTGAACTGATTTAGTCTCTACGGGAGCTTCCTTGAGGTATCCCTTTCCTCTAAGCCAATTCATATCATCTTCAAGCGACTTTCTGCCGTCTGTAGAATTAAGATTGATTTTGTGGTGAACTCTTGTATAAACCTTTCCATCTGGCTGTTTAGGTTTTTCTTTATAAACATATGCCAAATATGGAAACTCTGTTGGTGTAGCATCTATTCCCTCAGCATGATTATCAGTTAAATATTCAGCGATATTCTTTATGGGTTGTCCGTCTTCTGTTTCCCAAGTGCCCTTGGCATTGACTCCTGCTTTAACACCAACTATATCAAAGAAATGATATAATCTATTTAAAACTGAGCCACCACTAACGGAGCCATCTGGTCCTTTATCTAAAGAACCTGATATCCTGATTGACTTAGTATAATCACTGCCTTTTTGCTTTATAGTTATATCTAGATAGATATCTGCCCAATCATATTGAGCACTTTTATCTTTGAAATCTAGAATTGCTATATCGCAAATTCCATAATAATTTGTATGTGATGTACTACTTTTCAGATTTGCTGGTTTTACTAACGCCATCTTTTTTCTCCTTCTTATAAATTAAGTTCCATTCGAATTCAACTATTTGACCTTTTAAGTGTTCGCATCTACTTCCTGCCTCTACAGCTTCATTAGATTTGAATGACACCATCAGTTTTTCTTCTTCTCTATGTACATATCCTATTGCATCGCAATCAGACATTATCATATTCTTTAGTTTTCCTGTGATATCTAAACTTTCAGGTTCTACTATTGCTTTACCATCTACAATTGCTCTAGCTACTTTTCTATGTCCTACAACAATTAAATGGTCAACACAATCCTTTAGATTATGGATTGTATTCATTACTTTTTCTCTTACTAAGGCATAACCCTTACCAAATGATAAATCAGCGATAGAAGGCACTTCATACTCTCGACAGACTGCTTTTTCAGCCCAGTCTACTATTTTATCTATAGTGTCTATAGCAAAGTATTTGTAATCGTGCCCATCTTTAGCTTCTTTAACTAAATTGATAAGTTCTTGCCTGTTATTTACTTTGTGGATGTAGCCTTCAATCATGCTACTACCGCTTTCCGTATCAATAATTAGACAATCGTCTAATTTACTAAGCATAGTAGTTTTACCGACCTTGGGTGGTCCGTATAAAAGTAATATACCTGGATTTATCGACACGGGTTTACTCTTGACTTTTTTTAATGCCATTTTCTACCTCGTTTTATTTAATTTGACGACCAATAAATATACTATTCATCATTATCAAAGACAAGCTTTATTTTATAACTATTAGCCACTTTTTTCATAAGAATTGTAGTATAATATTTCTTGTCGGATGTCATTTCGTCTAATGCAAAAGAACACATATAATCTAAAGCATCTATGCATTCTTTTTTGGTTACTTTATTTATCATCTATAGTCCTCCACAATTTCCCATTCATCTGTATGGTCATCTATATCATATGAATTTAGAAAGAACCCATTTCCACTTAAATTATTTGGAGGTGTGTCATAAGTTCCATCATTTAAGTATACTCTGTAGAATTCATGTCCAGACTCATCGTGATAAACATCTATGATTACTTTTTCTTTCTTCATACTTCAGCCTCGAATGAGCAATATTCAGTCTCTTTTAGGCATTTTAATATCTTTCTACCTAATAGTAATCTTGCATACCACTCTAATAGATGTTGATTTTCTCTTCTATCTTTAGTTCCGAGACTTTTCATAAGCATTTCATCGTTATATCCAGCATTTTCTTTGAAAAACTTATCTAATTTCCTTACCCAACCCATTAGTTCTCTTTTACATTTAGCAATTCCTTTTTCTACATCTTTTATTTGACTATCATCAAAATGATATTGTAAATAAGCACAATGTCCATCTGAACCAAAGAAATCAGCATCATTACTCGCTTGAATTCCAAACCAGAATTTACCTTCTATGTCGCCATTATAATATCTTCCCATCTTTTCTTACTCCTTATCTTTAATTCTGCCATAACTATCAATAAAACTTGATTGACTGCCAATCCAAAATTCACAACCATCTTTTTTCATTCTTTCTACACCTTCTTCGGTTAGTAGCATTGTGGACCATTGTGAATATATGTTTATTCTATATTTATAGCGTTTTCGTTTAACTTTTTTCATAGTTACCTCGTTAATATTTAAGAGCATAACCTACTCGAATTACTGCAGTAATACTTTCGACGATAGCTGCTTACCACGTGTCCTTGTTCGTGGGCCTTCATATCTATTATGCTCTCAATTATTTATGCTGCTACCCAGTTACATAATCCATCTACTATAGATGCATTATGATTATAGGATGCAATTGTAGGTTTTTCCTTATGCCATAACTCGTCTGTCGCTGCATTAAGGAACTGCCAACCATTTTGTTCTTCTTTATGGAGAAATCTATCTACTATAGAGCCCCATAATTGTGTAGGAGTGTCGGAAATATGGTTAAATCGTATATCAGACAACGAATCAAGGTCTAAATTTTGATTATTTAGTATTTTAAACCTATTTATCATTGCGTGAACTGAGTTGTTATCGCCTCTACAAGCAGTTTTTACTGAATGCGCTACTGTTTCTAGTTCATTTTTCCAATCATCACTACCTATGCTGTGTCTAAAACGATATTTTGATAGATTTACCTTGCTCATCATACCATTTGTGCAAATTAATCTATATAACATCATTCTAAACCCTAGAGATGTGCTTCCATCATAACTATTCCACATTTGAAAGCCAATAGCTATATCATCACCAACTTCTACTTCACCTACAGTATTATCTTTTGCTATTAAGCTATGAACATATCTTTTACCATCATAATATGTTTTATCAGTATCGAATGTTAATCCTGTTTGGTCAGCTA